CTGCTTACCCATCCGCTCTTTAGCGAATCGTCTTATTATTGATCCCTTAACCCAATTTGTCTCATCAGTCCAAGCCCCTGCTTGAGAATCAAATCGAATAAGAGCTACTTTATTTATCATTTTGCTCCCTATCTGTAATCCCTAAATGGATTTACAGGATAAATCTATTTGATTAAATCTATTTAGACAAGTATCAGCTCGGCGTGGCGAATATCTAAGAAGCCAGCGAGTCTTTCATTTGTAGCTTTATTGGCAAAATCTGTAGTTATGGGCAAACGCTTCAAAGCCCACTGTGGCTCGATTACAGCCCCTAAGTCGAACTGGTATATACCTTTAGGTGTGGAGTTGATATAAAGGGTCTTAGCGCCTGTCCTAGCCCTTATATCGGCCAGATAATCCCACTTCTTCTTCTCAATTATCAGGGTTTCATAGTGCGTCCTACGGCACTTGAGTTCAATATAGGAATCGCTAGTAATGCCATCAGCCCGGTCGGTCGCTGATAAGGGCGTCAAGTCTGGATAAAGCGACTTGAGAGCCTCAAACAGCTCAACCTCGCGGAAGTAAATTAGTCGTCGTCCTCATCAAAATCATCAAGCGGATTCTTGATGGGGTCTTTAGGGTCAACTATCCAATCAGGATAGGAGCTACGATCCATAGCAAAAGCAAGAGAAGAGCCTTCATCCATCCCAGCTCTGCGACAAGCTTTATAAACTTCATTGGCAGCAATAGCCCAGAAATCAAGCTTTGTTAAAGGCGTTTCTTTAGTAGTTCTGCGTCTTTTAGGACGCTTAACTGCCTTTTTATTTACGCGCTTTTGCGTTGCCATTTCTGACTCCTCTCGCTAGTGCTAACTCTAGCTGAGACTCCATCTTTTCAAGGCGCGACACAATCGGGATATTCTCTAATTTGATTATGTATCTAAGCCCTGTGATTAGTAAGGCAATAGACCCAAGAACCGAAGCAACTAGAGTTGATAGCTCAACTGGAGGCATTACCGAACTCTGCCGTAACGCTCATACTTAGGGTTAAGCCAATTGATGATGCTAGGCAAGACTGACACTAGAGCGGCATTGGCAATTGCATTGACATCTAGGCCGACTGCTAGGTAAGTCGCTAGGGCTGTCGCTACGAATGTCTTTGCCCAGCTCTCGGCTGCTTTCTTCAGGTCGTTCATTAGTATCTCCTTCGAGGTTGAAAAAACTGCCATTTTTGTCTCCCAAAGTTGTAAATGAAATATGGAAATGCGAGCGGTGAGGATTAGATCCATTATATTTGCGGCGCTTCCAACCCAGAATCGGACTCATAATCTTGCCATCAAAAATAATATAGGCGATTCTTTTATCGCCCTTCTTGGCTAGCTTACGAATTTTCTCAACTAAGGCATAAGCTTCTTCTTTATGAGAAGCTAGGTCAGAATCTATATCTATAGCTCTGACGATTCCATCTCTTGGTATATGGTCAGAAGTGCCTTTTGTAAGATGCCGAGAGTCAGCAATCCAACCATCGCTACGCCTATCGCGATCAGGATAATCGTCATCTATTTGATTCCTTAATTGAATTCCAGCTGCACATAGTTTAGCCACTTATCCACTCCTGATTATCTTCATCCCAATACCATCCAAAGCCTTCAGGTTTTGCTATCGGCGGCTGCCAATCAAAGTTTTCATCAAGCGACCAGGATGGGTAAGGCTGTGGCGCAATAAAAACATCATTAACTGCATCATAAGTATAACCAATTCCTGCGTATTGTTTGCGTATATTTCCGTTATATGAAGTGCGTTTAATGTTGTAACCAGTTGCATTGGAATAAAATTCTTCCCAAGCTTGACTAGAACCACCTACACCTTCTTGCACAACATCTTCATTAACTCCGATACTGACATTTACAACTATGTGATTTTCATCTAACCAAGCGTAATGAGCCATTATGTCCAACTCACAGTTCCAGCAGTTGCAGCAGTAATTGTTGCTCTTTTATATCCACCGCTAGGGCTGCTTTCAGTTCCAGTTACACCAACACCAAAAACAATTGTTCGACTATCTGGATAACGCAAAATAACTACACCTGAGCCACCATTTCTACCAGTTGTGCCAGCTCCTTCACCGCCACCGCCACCGCCAGTATTAGTGCCTCCAGCAGTCCCAGCTGTGCCACCGCCAATTCCTCCATTACCGCCGCCACCTGTGCCGCCAGTGCCGACTACAGGCGAGCCTCCAAATGCAGCATAAACACCACCGCCACCACCTCCTGCATAAGTAACAGATGAACCAGAAATAGAAGTAGCTACGCCATTTCCTCCGTTACCGCCACTGTTGGAGTCAGGTGTATTTGCACCAACTGCACCAGCACCGCCACCGCCTGCTCCTGGATATTTTTGCACACCTAAACCATTAACAACCGACCCACCAGCATAACCTTGATTCGCTGTGCCAGCACCACCACTCGAAGCGGTTGCGCCGTTACCAGCACCGCCTCCGCTTCCACCACTGACGCCTGATGAATCACCATTATTTGATGAACCACCACCACCACCGCCTGTGGAAGTAATTGTATTAAACACAGAATTGCTACCATTTGAGCCATCGGTTGGTCCAGTTGATCCATTACCACCAGCGCCAACAGTAACTGTGTAATTTGTATTCAAATTAAGCGAAAAGGGCGACTCTAAAGAGCCTCCGCCACCAGTTGCCGTAACTGTGCAACGCAAACCTCCAGCGCCACCAGCGCCCATAGAGAAATCGCCGCCGCTGCCACCGCCACCGCCTGCAACTACTAAATAATCAACAGAAATAGTGCGCGGGTAATTTTGTGAAGCAACAATCCCGAGTAAAGGCATTATTCAATGTCTCCTATGACATACCAAATGTCTGTTGCAACTTTAATGCAAGAAGCGGCTGAATACTGAGCCCTTAATTTAGGTGCTATGGCAGAAGCTCCTGTTGATGAGATTGTTGTAGTGCCTGAAGTTACTGCTTTAATTGTGGTCTCGCCTGCGCCAATTTGAATCACATTGATTACTGATCCAATAGGAAAAGCAACTGAGGCATTGGTAGGGATCAAAAAGTCATTAGCACCAGCAACCGACATTGTTACTAGCTTGTTGCGGTTGTCTGTTAGAACTACTGTGTAAGTAGCTGTCTGTGCATTTATAGTCAATTGACCTACTGCCGCGTCAAAGCCATTTCCGACTGTGCGAATAGCAGCAGCCCCATCCTTGACCAAATCTGTATCATCTGGAAGGTCGATACCAAAAATCGTTGTCGTTGCCATAGTTCTCCTTTAGCCTACTATTGTAGCGTTAGCCCAGTCCAAAGTTGGACTTAGGGTATTCCAAGATTCTGTGTCTGGGACTGAATTCCATCTAAACGCCTGAAGCGAGAATTGAAGGGCTGATAAGTTCATTGTAAGGTCTAATCGATTAAGACCAGCCGTCCAAGTCCAACCCTCAACGAAGCCTAAAAATTCGCCATTAGTCATATTAGATGGAAGGTTTTGCAGATTAATAGGCATACCCATAAATACCCCTAATAGAGCATCTCGGTCTGTGTCGTCAATCTCTGGGCTGCATATCGGGAAGGTTATCTGTTTCAAAGCAAATTCAGGATACGCTCTAAGCTGAAGATAAAATTCTGCTTGATCTTGAGCATCGTTTTGATTGCGAAGAGTTGTGCTAATGGTGGTAGCTAATTGTCCAAAGGTGCTTATTGAGTCAGCATCTTCATCTGTAATGCTTTGATTTCCAGAAGAACCATAGGCAATAGTTATTGCATTTCGAACATCCCCAGCGCGTTTAACTATTGACAATCCTGGGCCTATTGAGTGAGCGCCATCTAAATCAACATATCCATTAATGGATAGATATTCGCTTCTATGAGTTGAGTCAGCGTATCCGATACGACCTTGAGAATCTTCATAAAGATAACCAAGACCGCTACTAGCAAAGCGAGAAGCTAGGTTATAAACTGTGTCATTAAGATTGCTTTCCGAGTGAAGCTCATAATCTCCCGGGGTGTCTATTTCGCCTAATCCACTATTTTCAGCATCTTGCCATTGAGTAGTTGCTTCATATCCTGACCAAGTTTCCGCTGCAGGGACTTCGTTCCATTGGTCAAATAGAACTGTGCTAATTAATTCTTCAATTCGGTCGCCATCAAATTGATGAGCAAAGTTGCCTGTATAAACTGCTCTAGCAAGGCGAGCTAAGGCTCCTACTGCAACTATCCGTATTCTTTGACTAGTAGCTGTTGATCCTGAAGTTTGAACTGTAATCCCTAAATCAGTAATAAAACCGCCAAAGAGATTAACATAATCGCCGTTGGAATCTTGAACCTCGATAGTAACTGGGTCATTTATCTCATAAGGTATTGCTGCCCCGGCAGTTTCAATAAGGGTTAAATTGCAATATCCAGCAATGGGTTGAGAGTAAATATCTGTTCTGCCAGAGGTAATAGTTAGCCCGCTAAGAGTTACCCCAGTCGCTGTTACTCCATTAACCTTAACTCGATAAACTGGATTCCAAAGGGTCATAAAATTAGTTGCGTTCCCCCGCCACCTAGACGATAATTACTATCGTTTAGAGCCAAGATAATTGCTCTGGTAAATCCTTCTTCATCTATGACGCTTGGAGCATTGACATTAATAGTGACACCAGCATTATTGGCTGCAACTGTGCCAGCGACATTGAAGCTAGATGGTATTGCATTACCGCTAGGAACTACTGTAGATGGAGCGGTAACCACCGACCCTGATGGAGCGCTTGGAGTAGTCGAAGGGCTAGGACTTGAAGGGATGCTTGGGCTGCTTGGAGTTGAAGGAATTGTTGGAAGGCTAGAACTGCCGCCGACACTTGGAGCTGAAAATGATGGCTTAGAAATAGTGCCTATATTGGGTAATAGTGGAACTGCATTATAAGCGCGGATAAGAACATTAATTGCATCTATTGCAAAATTAACTGCGCTTTTAATTCCATTGACCACAAAGCCAATAACATCAAGAACACCGCCAGCAACCTTGCCAATAAATCCTAATGCTGCACCTAAATTATTGATTAACACTGGCACTACGAAGTCTTTAATAAAGTTATAAAGAATAGTTAATGAATCCTTATTTCTAGCAATTGCATCGGTAACTGGCTTTAATGCTGCATCTTTGAACTCAATAAACTTTGGAATAACTGTGTTGATAAAGTAGTCCAAAAGCTTTTGAAGCGTAGGCAGTAAAGCAGCTCCTACCGATTCTTTGGCTTCATCAAAGCCCACTTTAAGTCTTTGGATTTGACCTTCAAAAGTATTGGCCTGAACTGTAGCTGCTCCACCAAAGGTCTGAGCCAGCTGTTTGGTCGTTCCTTCTAAACCAAGAGTTTTAATCTCAGCCGAGGATAAACCAATGCCTAGTCGGCCCAAAGCTGCTGTATTGCCTTCGTAGGCCTTACCAAGGGCATTTGAGACCGCTTCTACATTTTTGCCAGTAGCTGCTGAAATATCTAGGGCTAGGCTTAATAAATCTTGAGATTTTTCTACTGATCCTGTAGCAACTGCCAAGCGCTGAAGTGCTGGGCGTAATTGGTCATCAGCAACACCAGTAGCTAGTGAGGTCTTAAGTATCTGTTGTTCGACTGCTGAAATCTGAGCTTGGGTTGCTCCAGTAACATTCTTTAGGGCATTGGCTAAACGAAGTTGGGCTGCCTCATCTTCAATAGCTGCCTTAACGCCATCTACGGCTAACTTGACCGCATAGGCTGCTGCTGCTGCAGCTGCTGCTGCGAAGGCGGCTGCTGCAACCTTGCCAAACTTCTCTAACTTACCGCCAA